ATATATCGCGCTTACGGCCCCGTATCTTTTGCGGTTCGTCTACGCTTAAAAACTCTATAGTATGGCCGTTATACTTAAAAGTGTTTTCGGCCTTGTTATGTACCCCAAGGTAATAAACCCCTAGGCGCTGCATAATACCAATAAGATCGCGCTGTACGGACCCTTTGAGCGCTGGTAACGTTTTACGTACTATAGATATTACAAGCGGGTCTTTTTCAGTTGTAAGCTTATATACTAAGTACTGGCATATAGCGTAAGTCTTACCAGAACGCGTACCGCCCTGGTGTACCTTTATCCTGGCCTTGCTTTTAAGTGTTTGGTAAAACTGTATGTTACAGGCCTCGCTTATTCTTTGCTGGGTACCCATTCAATTACTTTACTTTCTAGTACGCCTTCGTGTGCTATTTCTTGGCGTTCTATATATCCTCGTTTCTTGCCTTTTGTCTTCAAGTAGAATATAGTCGCCGTTACGTTACCCTCTTTTATAAGATCGTATAACTTACTTTCGACGGTATCTAAGGCTACGTCTTGAAATTCTTGTACAGCCTTTTTAAAGTCTGGGTCCTTCTCTAGCCATTCGTAGAATGTAGTACGGCCTACTCCAGCCATTTTACAAGCTGTAGTAACTACGCCTAAGCTTTTTTCTAAAGCTTTAAGCATTTTCTCTTTTTTAGTGTGTTTGGTTTGTTCGGCCATATTGCAAAGTTAAATAAAAAAAGCCACCCGTAAAGGTGGCCTTAAAATAACCCATTTTAATTATGGAAGTAGACGGGTTATTAAATATATTTTATATAGTGATCCATATAGCGTAAGGGGTCGTTTTTAAGCTTATAAAGTTCTACTAAGTCTTCGTAACATTTTTTTTCTAGTTTTTGTTTGTAAATAATAGTTATTCTTCTTTGAACATCGTTTACAAACCTTTCTCTAAGTTCTTTATCTGTTAAGCCTTTTGGTGTTTTAAAATCTACTAAAAAATTCATTTGTTTCGTTTTGTTGTACAAATATAATATAAACTATTTCTAAATTCCAAAAATTTTTTAAATTATTTTTGTTCTATATCTGTAAACCAAAATATATTAAAGCCAAAAAATAGTAGTAAAAACTGTATTACGTGTTCTTCTTTATCTACTACTTCTTCGCCTTGTAGCGTGCTGTCTATGTAGTTTATACCTATGGTAAGGCCATAAATAGGAAAAAAAGTAATACCAATTAAAGGCATATTAAACGCTTTTAGTTTCGTAAAGATACAAATAAAGCGCCCATACTTTTAGATCAGCTTCTTTTTTTGTGTACGTTTCTGGGCTTTGTATTAGTTGCCCGTTGTCGTTTATTTGAACGTGTAAGCCTTTTTTTGTTGGGTTTACATAAACCTTTATGCCGTTTTCTATACACCAGCTTATAGCTTCAAAATGTTTTTCAGTCATTAAATAGCTTAGTTTGGTTTACTTCATTTTCTTTAATTATACCCATAGCTATATCTAGTATAGTTTTTCCAGCTTTATAATCTACCATATTTCTGGCTATTTTATCTGTTCTTTGTTTACCCTTGTATTTATAAAAATCGTAATTGTGAAATTTACATAGTCTTTTTAGTTCGTCTTTACCTTGGCAAACGTTAGCTTTTCTGTCATTTAAATCAAGTGGTAAATTAAAGTTGCACCAGTATAAGTGGCGGCCTCTTTTTTGTGCTGGTATAAGTGGCTCATAGTAAGGTATAACATTCTCTACTACATACTTACCCTCAAAGTGTTTTTCTAAAAAAATAATTTCTTGGTATAAATTTAAGTCTGGGTAAACAGGTTTTTTACCGTTTTTACCATTAGCCCAGTATCTAGCCCTACTATGCGTAGGGCAAGGTGGGCTAGACCAAATAAAATCAAACTCTTTGTAATGATCTAGTAAATACTGGTGTGCGTCAGCTACTATAACTTTATCGTTAGGGAAACGCTCGCCATAAAGTCTAGCTAGTTCTGGGTCCCATTCTACAGCTGTTACTTCGTGTTCTTCGCCCCAAAGGTATCTGTTACCACCAAGGCAAGCGTATAAATTTAGAATTTTCATATTACCAAGGTACGTTAGTGTCTTTTATTACTTCAAACGTTTTATTTTCTTTGCCTATCGGCTTGTATACCCCGCCGTTTCTAAAGTCAGGGGCTACATCAAACTGGCCTAGCTGGCCGTTTTCCTTACGTTTTACTTTTTCTACGTATATGCTTACTATATCGCTTTTGTACTCGGTCTTTTGCCCTATGTTTCTATAGCATACTAGGCCGTTATAAGCTTTGTTATAGAAGTCAGCCGAGCCGCTAATATCGTACAGCCCTGGCTTTTTATATACCCCGTTATCGCTTTCAATTTTACGCGGGTGGGCTACTAGTATTAGGTGGGTATTAGTTTGCTGGCAAAACTGGGTTATTTCGCTAAGCTGTTTACCTATATAGCTAAAATCGCGCTGGGCGCTGTGGTCTAACATATTCCAAGGGTCTATAAGTAATACGTTTACCCCCTTTTGAAAAACAAGCTGTTTAAAGGCGTCTAGTATTCCTTTTAGCGTTAGGTTTTCTAAGTCAATTTTAACCCAGTAAAAATGTTCTTGTATAAAGTCTTTGGTATGGTTAAGATCGTCTACGCTACAGCTACGTTCGTTTAGTTTATCAGCTATTCGCTTTATATGGCCTTCGTACGGCCAGCTTTCAGGGCTAAACATCGCGCACCTAAAACCGTATTTTGTGGCAAGGTTTACTAGTATCTGGTCTGTAAAGTCAGACTTACCGCTATTAGGTATACCAGTTAGTACGGTCCATTCGCCAAAGGCCATTTTAAAATAGTTATCACTGTCGCCTATACCTAAGCTGTAGTTTTTTATACCGTTTTCGTTAAAGTTTAGTACGCTGGTCCATATATCTGAAACATTTATAACGCCTTCTAAAGGGAAATTTTTAGCGCCTTTTATATACTGGCGTAGGGTTTCGGCCCCTTTGCTTATTAAAACCTCGTTAGCGTCTTTAAAATCGCCAAAATCGACGTATTTACAGCGGTAAGCGCCAAGTCTACGGGCCAGTTCTTTACGTAGTAATAGCCCTGGCTGGTCGTTATCGGTACAAAGTATTATTTCTTCTTTATTCTCAAAGTATTTATAACAGTTGTCTAGGTAGTCTAAACGCTGGTTACCTTTACTGGCGCCGTTAGGTACGCTTACTACGCTATATAAACCAGCTTCGTGTAGGCTAAGGGCGTCTAGTTCGCCTTCTACTATATAACAGCTTTTGTTATCGGCTATGTTATCTAGGCCGTAAAAAATCAGTTCAGCACCGCTAACAAGCTTAAAATTCTTTTCAGCGTCGCGGTATTTTACGTTTACCAGTTCGCCAGCCCTAAAGTAGTTAAAGTTGATCGTACGGCGTTTTTTCTGTACTTGCGGTATATATTCTACGCTTTCGCCTATTTTGTAGTGTACTAGCGTGGGTTCTGTTATACCCCGCTTACCGAACCAGTCGATTATACGGCTGTTTAGTTCAGCGTTTACCTTTGGCGGTTTTACGTATTCTACTTTTTGCTTAAACTTTACGTTACCAGCCCAGCCGCAGTTATGGCAGTTATATATACCCTGGTCTATATTTACGCTAAGGCAAAAGTCGCTTTTATTTTTTCTAGTATGGCTACATTTTGGGCAAAGTGTTTTAACCTCGCCGCTGGTTCTTTTAACCTGTATACCAAGGCCCTGTAATTCCGTTAAGTAACTCATATTATAAAAGTATATTAGCTAGTGCAATAAATACTAAAAACCAAAATGTATAAGCGCCAAGTAAAAAGCTAAATACCCTTATTTCGTTTTTTGTTATTCTTCTCATTTTTCTAAGTTTTTAAAGTTAAAGTTATAAAAGTAACGCCTGTCAGCGTTGCCCAGTAAATAGACTTCTTTTTGGCGTTTGCCGCCCATATCTACTACATCGTGGTTATTAAAAACCGTAGTATTAGGACAGTCAATAAACTGGGTGTTATCGGTTATGTTTTCGAGATCAAATATATATAAACCTCTAGAATCTACTACGCCGTAGTATTTTTTCTGTACGTCTAAAGCTTGTAGTTTATCGTGTTTGTACTTCTCTAGCATCTTTAGCCTGTAAGCCTTTTTCCTAAACTTCAACTCTAATACACAAGTATTACCGCTGTCGTCGTAGCCGTCCGCGTCAAAACTTTCGTAACCCTCGCCAGTCCACTGTAAGGCCCAGCCGTCTAAGTTTAGTAGGAAAATTAGCTGCCTCTCAAAGCTTTTTATCTGTTCTATGTTATCTAGCATACTTTAAAAGTTCTTCGTATTCTTGGTTAGTTAGTAGCTGGCGTAAATTATAGTCGTTTAGTTCGCCATTTTTGGTTTTAGCGCCTAATAGTTCTTGTTCGTTTTCAAAATATACAAAGTATTTAAGCACGTTAGATACCTTGTTAAAGGCCGTAGGACGCGTTTTAAGCGCGTTTCTAGTCATAAACCTATGAATGTATAGGACGCCGTTTTTATCGCTTGTACGTAGCTTTAAAATACTTAAAAAGTTTTCAGCCCAAAAGCTATCAGTTCTAAGCTTCTTACAAACTTGGTAAACTTCGCCAAGGTCGTAGCCGTCAATTCGCTGTACTTTGTCTAGCGTATCTAGCCATTTTTCGCGCCTGGTGTTTGTGTTTGGTTTAAACTTACTAGGAAAAAGCGCTATAAAATGATCTAAGGCTTTTGTAGCTATTTCTAAGCTGTTTTGGGTGGCGGTTTTTGACTTCGGACGTATATTTCTTTTATTATTATCTATAATACTAGTATTATTATATATATTACTAGCACCTTTAAAGGTACTAGCACCTTTATAGATACTAGTACTATTACTAGTACCGCTTATTTCTAAGTGGTCGGCTAAAAAACCCCCTTTTTGTAGGCGTTTTAAAGCGCTTAAAGTGCTTTCGTATTGTTTCTTGTTTAGCCCTTGTATTACTATGCTATACGTCAAACTGGTGTTTATATCCGTAGTTTTCGCTGTCATCTTCAAGTAAGTTTTTTATCTTATCGCAAAACTGGCGTATATCGCTAAATATGCCGCCAAACTCGCTTAGCTTTATTGGTCTGTCTTGGTATAGTTCAAAAAGTATTTCTACTAGTAAGTCAAACTCTACGCGTGTCATCTTACCTACAAACTCATATTTAAATTTTAGGTTTTCTGGCGCCGTAGAAGTCCAGCGTAGCTTTTGGTTAGTTTCGTCAAAGTAAACGCTGCTATAAATCATTTTTAAAGTATTTGTCTATTATTTCGGTTATGGTATCAAGATCGTTTAAACAATAGCTGGCCCAGCCGTTAGCTTTTAGATCGTCTAACCATTCTATTTGTTTTTCTGTTGGTTTGTTACGGCCAGCTTTTAGTTCAATAGCAAGGCCGTTATATTGTTTACTGGGGGTAAATACTAGTATATCTGGTATACCAGCTTTACCGCCCAGTTCTTTAAATTTGTAACGCTCGAATGGCGAACGTTTACCCTCGTTTGGTACGTGGCAAAAAAGCGCCTTTGGGTAAGCTATAGATAAATAATTGTTTACAGCTATCTGTAGCTTGTCTTCGGGTCCAAGGTATTTTTTAAAGCCTGTCATACTAATTTTTTACCCCACTTAAAAGTGTTTTTTTCCATTTTAAGCTGGGCGTTTTCTATTAGCAAGTTATTATATTTTTTAACAAGTTGGTCGATATTTAACTCGCTATAGCCCTTTGGGTCGATCAAACTATAGATAATTTCGTCAAACTGTTGCTTTAGTAAAGGCTCGAAACGTAACACGTTTTCCAGTTCTTTTTCGCCATACATAACGCTAGCGTGATCCATACCTATACTAGTACCTATTGCGCTGTAACTAAGGGCGGTATACTTGCGGCATAAATAAAAATATATCCACCTAGCGCGCACGTATTTAGCTTTACGCGTCTTAGCGTCTAGCTTTAAATTAAAATACTGTTCTACAAAGTCTTTAAATTTGTTCATAACTTTTACAAAATTATACTACCGTCGTCGGCTCGTTCGCCTTTGTAGCCAGTTATTACCCCTGTTTCTATATATAGCTGCCAGTCCGCTAGCGCTTGCTGGTAAGCCGCGCGGCCTTGGTCTATCATATCTTCGCTAAGCGTGTAAACTTGTACGCTGTAAGGCGCGTTAGTTTCTATTGCGATAAATTTAAACTCCTTTATGTTAAGCATATCCATATAAAAAGCGGCCTGTAAGTGGTAAGCCCTTTTATATACATCACTTCTAAAAGCCTTGGGCGTATTGCTTTGGCACGTTTTTACATCACTTATAAAGTTAGCTACGCGGTTTATACAGTCAGGCCGTACCCTAACCTTTATACCGTTATGTTCTAAGTAGTGGCTGTATTCACATTCGCCAAGTATATATTTTTTAGCCAGATCGTCGTTTTTAACGTTTTCTACTATTGTTTTTATAAGCTGGTGCTGTTCTTCGTCAAAGACTTTTTTACCCTCGGCGTTTTTTATTTCTTCGGCATACTGTTCTTTACCAGCTTTTGTACGCCTATCTATTTTTGGTATAAAATGGTTTTCCTTGTAAAATTCCATAGGCTCATATATAGCCGTATGTACAGCTGTCCCTAGGGCCATAGCTGGCGTTTCTTTTATGTTTTGAGTAAGCAAGTGGTCTACGCTTTTTAAGTATATCGTTTTTAGACCGCTCGCGCTTATATAGTCTTTTTGACTATGGTACTGTTCGTTGGTGTCTTTAGTTACTTTCATTATTTAGGTTTTTATATTGTTCTAGCTTGTCTATAGCGTTAAACAGCGCGGTTACGTAGTCTATTTTATAGTCTAGTACTTCTTTTGGTTCTTTTACTTTAGTAAAGTCAGCTATTTTAGAACCTAAAGCTACAAGCTGTATATTTTCTTTTATGCTATCTACGGCTAGATCAATAGTTTTATTGTCAAGTTTTATATTCATTTTTAAATAATAAAGCCCCAGCCGTAAGGCCAGGGCTGGTTAAACTTACCAAGGCAAGTCATCAGACCCTTGCGCTACCTTAGTTTCTTTAGCTTCTTTTTTAGCTGTCGGCTTCCAGGTGTCTAGTTCAGCATAGCATTTGCCAGACTGGCCGCGTTTAAAACTTATATTAAGCCAGCCGTCGCTATGGTTAGCTTTGGCAAACTCTACAAAGTCGTCAAGTTTAACGCTTAGATTAGCCAGTACAAAATCTGGCGCGTTATCGTTTCGCTTTACTATAAAGCCGTTTACAAAAGTTTTTTCTTGTTGCATAATTATATATTAAAGTGATTAGTAATTGTTTCGCGGTACGTTTTTCGTACTTTGAATTTATCCAGGACTTTTACAGCCTGTTCTTTAGTACCCTTTAGCGTGGCCTCTAACTGTTCTTCGGTCAGCCAGCTTTTGTTATCTGTTTCTTGGTTTACTACAGCGTTACCCACTTCTTGGGCGCTTGCTATAGATAGATCAATACCAATACCTAGATAACCAAGGGCGCGCCCTAAGGCGCTTGTGAAGCCATTTTCTAAAAATGAAGTTTTATTAATATAGCTACTGTCGCGGTATTCTTGAGCGTGGGCGCTTGTTATTTCGTTGCCCTCTGGGTCCATAATAGTAACTTTAAATATACCCTCTTTTTCGTCTAGCCCTACTAGGTCTTCAACTATACGCCAGCCTTTGTATTCGGCGGCGTTTCTAAAGTGTAAAAGCCGCTCGTTTACCGTTACGTACTCTTTACCCTTTATATTTACTGTTTTCATTTAGGTAATTTCAATAAATTTATAAATATCAAAACCCGCGCCTTTTAACGTTTTCAATTCCTGTAAAGTAAAAGTATCGGGTTTATTTATTCTACTTTGCAGCGTTGGGTAAGTACAGCCCAACAAGTTACAAACGTCGTTACGCGTCAGCTTTAGCCTTTTTAGTTCGTTTTTAAAAGTGCTATTCATAGTATTAATTTGCACAAAGATTAAAAAAAAATTTGTAATTACAATACTATTTTAAAAAATAATTGCAAAAAAAAAGCCGCCTCAAACAAGTAGTTATTTTGGCGGCTGGCAGCAAACAAGGGCTGTTAAGATCGTTCTATCATTTCTTCTTCCTTAGTAATAGTAACATTAAGCTGGGCGTCTGAATTTGGCAAGTGCATAACTACATCGTATTCGTTTTTCTTTACGTTATATTCTAAGCTATCCATAATACAGCTGTTTACTTCTTGTAGTACATTTTCGCCAAAGTTTACCCATACCTTACTAAGCATACTAAGGGGCTGGCTGTTGTTATTGTATAGTGTACCTTCGTATCTTTTTATAGGGGTTTTAAAGTCATTTATTTTTTGCTTTAGTATAGCTTCGTGTAACCTTGGTACGTCGGCGTCGCTAGTATATAGCTTTTGTTCTTCAAAATAAGGTAAAGCCGCTATACCTTGCTGGTATTTACCAGCGAAAGCCGTTGCGCTTACTTTTAAATTATGGTTATAGTTTTTAAGTATTACTGGTATTTTTAACTCTTTTTCTAAATTATTTGTAGTGCTATTTAACTCTATACTAGCTTTACTAATAACTGGAAAAGAATCTACAGCTGTATAGCTATTAGTGTTTATAAAACGATCAAAATACCGCTGGTGGTTCTGTTTAATTTTCACGTTATCTAAATACAAATAATTATAGCCAGTTATACCGCCCCTATATGGTCTGTAAAACTCTAGTTTATATACGTAATAGTTTCCCTTTGAGCCAAAGCCGCTAGCGTCTACATCAGCTGTAATACTTTTACTAAGCCATTTATCGGTCTGGTCTACACTTACTTGTTCGTAATTCATATAGCTGGTGCTAGTCCATTCGTTATCTTCTACGTTATAATAAAAAACGTTACTAAAATTATCAGTAGCCGTAAGTTTATACCATACCCTACCAGCTAACCCAGAGCTTTGTTCTGTATTACCAGTATCTATATAATAATCAAAAGACAAAATAGGCTTAAAATCTTTAACTTTTATTGTATTTGTAGCGTTACTAGCTGCATAAGTATTTAATTTATTTGTAGTTAAAATTCTACTAGTAGGTTCGCCGCTACCAGTACTACTAGAAGAAGTACGCCAAGACTTTGTACCGCTTTTTACTATATCGTAGTTACTTACAGAACCGCTATAATTTATATAAAATTCAGTGCCATATTCAAAACTAGTATTATATTGTGATAAATTTTTACGCTGTTCTACAGATAAATTAATCTTTTTATATGGCCTTTCAACCTCACGTACAAGGCTTTGGTATAGCGGTAAAACATCTGTTTTTATGTTATTTAAAGCCTGGAAGTTATAAGTAGTATAGCTACTTTGGCTAGTATCTAGATATTTTCTAAACTCTGTAAACTCTGTTTTACCTTTAAGATAATTTAAACGCCTTTGTTCTATATCAGTTGGTAAAGTAGAAGTGTCTTGTAGTATTTCTTGTACGTCGTCTTGTACCCTAATTTCGCTATACGTACTGTTATTAGCTATAACCCATTTACCATTTGACTGGTATACCCTAGCGTTTATATTTTGTAATATAAGTTCTATAAATTCTTTGCTGTTATATATGTTATAGTCTTTATCAAAAATTTCATATTTAAGGCCCTCGCGTGCCGTATCGTAATAATTGTTATTATCCTCATATTGTTCTATAGGAAAATAAACATCTGTAAAATAAGGGTGGGTTACATACTGTTTAATATCGTTATTTACATAAAAATCTAAGTCTAGATCTATTTCGTTTAAAGCTTCGGCTATCCTATCTATAATAGTACTTGTAGAAGACTCTACAACTGGGTTATAATTGTCTAAAGTACCAAGGCCGTCTAAAGCCGTTAAAGTTAAAGGCTGTGGGTTAGGCGCCATAACTTCGCTAACTTGATCTGTAACAAGCCAGCCAGCCCAGTAAGTAGTAAATATATTACGGCGCTGTAGTGTAAGTACTTCGCCTATACAGTCTAGGCTTTCAGTTACCCCGCCGTCGTCTAATACCCTTTTATTAAAATAGCTTGCAGTATCGTAGTAGCCAGTTATCGTACTATCTATACAACTTTTAGCTTCAACAAAACCCCCGTCTTGCTGTACTCGTTCTTTGTAAATATCGCTAACAGTTTGGGCGGCGCTTATTACTACTTTGTATTCTTTTTCCTCGGCATCAAAAAAAGTATCGTATTGCGTATCGTCTGTTTGAAACAAGTTTAAAGTACAAGTAGAACCAATTATAGGGCTATAAAAATCGTCGTCGGCGTCCCACTTTATTACAACAGGGTCGCCTCTACCTATAAGCGGGTAAACAGGGTAACTACTAGGGTCGCCTACGTAACCGTCTTTAAGTATTTCTATACGCTTACCGTTGCCTAGTACATCGTCAAAATCTAGTCTAAATTTTACCCCGTATGCCATATTTTTTATTTAATTCGGCCGCGTTGTTTTTCGGCACGTTGCAAAGCTACTATAAGGTCTTGGCCTCTTATTTGAAATTCGCCGCCTACGTTTACTTGTTGTGGCTGTTTTTCGCCTATCATTCCTTGCAGTCTATTAAGTGGCGCTATAACCTCTGGGTTACTTTTGGCGCCCGCATATTCGCCCATAAGGCCAAGGGTCGGACCGCTTACTATACCCCCACTGGCAAACTTAGGTACATCTTTTTCGCTTTCGCCACTTTTACCTATACTTGCGGCTTTACTTTTTACAAAACCACCAAGGGCTACAAGGGCTATACCAGCGGCTATAGCTGTAGCTGGGTTTAAACTTTGTAAGGCTTTTTTGATACCGCCAATAGCTAAACCAGTACCTATAGCTAGCTGTCCTAATTGAGTAGCCATATTTCCTATACCCTCTAAAAGTACTTTAGCTAACCCCTCTGTAGCGCTGCCACCTGTAGCTGCCGCTTCGCCTAAAGCTTCGCCTATGCCTACAGCCATTTCTTGAACGCCACCCGTCATAATTTCAGTAGCGGCCGCGCTAAATTGCTGGCTTATTATTTGCATTTCTGTAGCCTTTGCGGCTAGCGTTTGTTTTGTTACGTCTAGCTTAGCGGCTAGTTCTATATTTGAATCGGCTACGCTTGCGTTCAGTTGCGCTACAGGGTCGTATTTTTTTATTACGTCTTTAGTTAGTTCTACGCCCATTTGATCGCTTAGCGCGTCGTCCCTTACAGTTTCGGTTTTTGTAACTTCGGCAAGGCCACCGCCTTTAATACCGCCTAAGCTAGTAACTTGTTTACGTCTAGAAGTAGTAGTAGTTTCGGCTGTAGTACCTAAGTTTTCTAGCGCTTTAGTGTATTCGTCTGTAGACGTAGTGGCTTCGTCTGTAGCGGCTTTTTCTTGTTGTAAAACGTCTAGCTGTTCTTTATATATAGCTATAGTTTTATTAATTACCCTACCTTCTTGGGCTTTACGTCTACTTTTAGACTTAGATAAATCTTCTAGTTTTTGTTCTTCGGCGGCTATAAGTTGCTGTAATTCTTGTATACTTTTGCCGCTAGTCATTTGTTCGCGTCTAGCCTCTTTTTGTTTCTTAGAGTACTTACTAATAGCTATACCAAGGCCAGCAACAGCCGCGGCTACAGCTATAATAGGGTTAGCGATCATAGCCGTAGTAAGAAGTTTAAAACCAGTAGCTACAATAGGTAATACTTTAGCTACAGCGCCAAAACCAGTAGATAGTTTACCAATTAAAATAAGTGCTGGCCCTATGGCCGCAGCTATACCAGCTACAATAGTTAAAGTCTTTTTTGTTTCTGGGCTAAGCGCTTTAAATTTTTCAGTAAGTTCTTGTATTCTAGCTATTAGCTTTTTAGATACCTCTACTAGATCGGTACTTTCTACTATACTTTTACCTATTTCAGCGAACGCTATATTTACGTTATCCTTTAAAGTACTAAATACCCCGCCTAGCGTGCCGCTTAATTGCTGCATACCGCCAGCGAATTTACCGCCCTGGCTTGTACTGTCTTCAAAAGCTTTTACAAGTACAGGGAAAGTTACGGCGCCTTCGCTTACCATATCTTTTATTTCAGACTTAGCTACTCCCATACTAGAGCTAAGCATATCTATAATAGGTACCCCGTTATTAATAAGCTGTAATAAGTCCTGGCCCATTAATCGGCCACTTGCGGCAACTTGCCCAAAAGCTACAGATATATTTTTAAGATCGCCGCCACTAACAGCCGCTATATCGCCTATACTTTGTAAGTGCTTAAAAGCGTCTTCGGCGCTTACGCCAAAACCCATTAAAGTGTTATTTGCTTCTACTAGCTGGTCTAGTTGAAACGGCGTACCAGCGGAAAACTCTACAAGCTTTTTAAAACTTTCGGCGCCTTTATCAGCGGACCCAGTAAGAACGTTTAACTGGGTTTGTAGTTTTTCAAACTTTGCGGCGCTTGTAAGTGCTTTAACGCCAGCCGCGGCTAAGGGTACCGATAAACCTATGCTAAGGCTTTTACCTACCTTAGTCATCGATCTACCAAAGTTTACCATTTGTTTGTTAGCCTTGTTTAGGCTGTTGGTAAATTTGCTAGTATCGGCTTGTAGAATTACCCGTAGTTTGTTGTCTGGCATAGGTATATATTATAGCCGTAAAATTACAAAATTTTTAGCGCTTTATTTTTCGCCAAAACCGCTTATACTTTTGCCTTTGTTTTTTCCTTTACTAAGTTTTTCTAAAAACGCTTCGTAGTCTTCTTTTGTACTTTTGGGTTTGCCTTTTTCAAGGTACACGTCCTGGGGTAAAGGAAAAAGTTTTTCTGGCGTTATCATTTGACTACGTTTATTACAGTTTACGTTAAATAACATAGTAGCTAAATAGCGCGTACGCTCCCAGTCTAAATAGTTATTTATCGTATGGCTTTCGCCTAGTAGCTGGTTTTCGGCCCAAGTATTAGCCCAAAAGTCTACAGGGCGTATACCTACTTGGCCTATATAGTAGTCTAGTAAACTGTCCCAGGTTAGGGGTTCCTTTTTTTTTGCGGTCGGGTACTTTGCTTTACGTTTCGCTTAATACCCATATTAAGGTTATTACCTAGTATTTTAGTTTCGGTAAGCGCTTCTACAATATCGTTAAGGTTTTCTGTCGTTAAGTCTTCTAGCCAGGCGCCTACAGTATATTCGTTATAATCAATATCGTTACCGTTTTCTTGATCGTTAGCTAGTATAGCGCTATAAACAAGTAGCCTAATATCGGTAAGGCTTAGGCCGTCGTTAAAGACTTCGCCTAGTTGATCTAAAGAAATTTCTAAGCCCTCTGTAAAGTTGGCCCAAAAATTCATCGAAAAATGAAGTGTACGGTTTTTACCGCCTAATTTAATGGTATAATACCCTCGTTTTCTGTTTGCCATTTTATAAAAATTTAGGGCTAGCCCTTACTAGCCCTTTTTAAATTCGTTACCTACTAGTTAGTAGCTGTTGTAATAGTACCAGTAATAGTAATAGAACCGCTGTAAGTTACAGGGCTTTCCATTTCGGCGCTCATTTCTAAGCTAGACAAAAAACCAGCCCCGCTAATAAGTTGATCGCCAGTAGTAGACGTACCAAATTCAAAAAACAACTTAGTTCTGTTAAGTAAAAAGTCGTTTAATTCGGCCGCGTTTTGGCTGTCTGTATAATCTACTAGACCGTCAAAAGAAATTTCGCCAGACTTTACGCCCCCTATTACTTCTTGAAAACCGCTAGAATCTTTAGTAGTAGCTTCTGGTAAGTCTACAGACAAAGACAAAGAACAGCTAGTAGTGTGTCCTATGTTAGCTTCTGTCCCGTCAGTAGATGATACTTTAAGTAGTAAGTCGGTACCGTTAAAAACTGTATTAGCCATATCGTTAAATTTTATACAAATATACTTATTTTTTTATTAGTGTATTAGGCTACATAAAGGCCTGTTAGTTGTATTTCTAAACTGTAGCTACAGGCCGTTTCCATAGCGCCCACTTGTTCAGCGCTTAATACAAAACCTTCGCCGTTATAAACTATACCCCCGCTAGCTTGCTGTAGGTAAAACTCTGTTTTTTCTCTTGTAAGTAGTAGCGTATTGAAGTCTGAAAAACTTACGGTATCGGTATAATCTACAAGCCCTTCTACGCTTATAGTACCGCTTTTAACGCCAGCTATTACTTCTCTAAAACCTTGGCTATCCTTATTTGTGCTTTCGGGTAAATCTAAAGCTAAGCTTATTGTAGCGTTTGTACTATGGCCTAGTACTTGTTTTACTTCTTCGAACGCATCACGTACACACTGTATAGCCTCTATTATAACGCCGTCCTGTTGTACGCGTTCTTTATATGGCCCTACTTTAGCGTCTATATCGCTTTTATATAGCAAAAAATTAGTACCATTTATAGCGCCCATAGCCTATATTTTACGCGTTATAATTCCAACCAGCAAACGTATGTACGCCGTTACCTTCAACTGTTATTTCAAAGTCGGCCC